CTTTGTCCCATCGTTTTAATTCTGAACACCATTCCTGACCAGCGTTCAGCTTTCGAATCAGTGTGGATTTACAGGCAGCGCCAGAGCCCACGTTGTACGACCACGACAAAACAGCAGCCGCCTCATAGGGTTTAATCTCACGGGTAATACACGGCGCAACCGCGCGCGCATGTTCGGCGAGTGAAGCCCCAAGAAGCGCAGTGCATTGTTGCTGGTTCAGCGTGTCGAATCGGATAACATCCTTGTCAGTCTCTCCGAAACAAATGGTGGGTATCCCGACAGGATCAGCATAGCGACTCAGAACCAAGCCCTCATAGTTCGCCACCAAGCCGCACGCAAAAATGATTGCAGAAAAACCCAATCCAGCTTTTTTGTTCATAATGAAGACGACGCAGGAACAATTTGCAAATACAAAGGATGCGCTGGCTCATCGGCGTTCACCGCTGAAACTGCATCCCAAAAAATACCGTCGGGGTAAATTTCTGCGCCGATCAGTTTAATGAGCTGTCGCCCCGCACCGCACGGCGCGTCGATCAATTCAAAATCCACGCCGTTATGAATTGACAAGCCAGCGTAGTGAACACCGTTATGCAAGAAAGGGACTGTGATGTTTACTGCGTTCATGTTGTTTTTACCTCTGTTAAAAATTAAGTTGTCTACACTGTAGTTCCGATCAGCTTAAACTCATCTAAATTAGTCCTTTTTATTTTCACAAAATCTCCCTGCGCTAAAACTAAACTGCCGCCTTTTGGCGGAATGATGTCTACAGTATCTACACCGTCTGTACCCGCAACAATCGTCAAACCACCTGCACCACGAGCTTCAATTTCATACTCAGCATTTGCCGGTATTGCAGCGGTTGCGTTTAGCTGCACGGTTAAAGTTACGGCAGAAGCGTTGGAGAAATAATTGTAGGTTCCGTTGATTAAATCCGCGAGGTTGTATGTCGTTGAATTTTGTTCAAATACACGCGAGTTTGTCGCTCCGTCTGTCAAAGAAAAAACATCGAAATAACCGTCTGAATCTAAGAACACACCAAACGCTCCGTAAGCGCCTGCGGCAAAACCATTTCCGTCAATCGTTATATCGTGGCCTGAGAACTCCGTGGTTATATTTTTAACGCCCTGCGTCAAAGTATTATAGACCGGCGTAACCGTACAATCAGAAGTGCCACCAAAAAAAATCCACGACGCAGCGGCACTTTCTTCCGCCGTCATTGTGTAAGTAGAGCCTGCACCTGTGTCGATATACGCAATGCTCCGCGCCGCAAGTGTTTGTCCTTGCAGTTTCCACAGCGCACCCTGAACGGTGTTGCCTTCTGCAATAGCCTCGTTTGTTGGCGTGCCTGATTGCAGTGTTGATAATGCGTCAGCGGATGCGGCAGTAATTTGCAACCCTTGCCAAAGACGATCTAAATCTCTGTTTAATTCTTCGGCAAGAATATCACCGTTCAGCTGATAATCTGTGTCTCGAATAAGTTCTGGACGAGAAAGCACCGCAACATCCATGCCGATTGCTGGAACGGTCGCCAGAGTGACAGAAAAGCCAGAATGACTGCCAACGCCCAAGACCGTGAAGCTGTAGCCGTATGGCGCGCCATCAATCAAAACAACTACATCTTCTTCACGAAACACAACAAACGAAACGCTGAAGGTTTTGTTTATTCCGTCACCTGTAAAATGTTGTTCGTAGTCGCTGGTTGTGTCTAACATTCCGCGCAGCCTCAAATATCAAGCGCGGCATCGTATGTGCCGCCTGCATACTGCCAATTTTGCGGCTTTTGGGCTGTCGTTTTTATGTCATTTTTTCGGTGTGACTGTACTCGCTCTGGCGTTGCTGTAATTGCGCCTGCCGCCGCATCAATATCATCATCCTCGTTGCGCACCGAGATCGGGTTGAACAGTCGCATCTGGTCGATTGCTGCACTGTCATGCACAGAGGTATGCGCCCACAACATGCCGGACATTAACAACGGCTCCATTGCTTCAAGAATGCGTGTGTTTTTGTTTGTGACGGATTGTTCCTCTCCAACACCGCACACAATTTTTTTTTGTTTGAGCGCAGCTTTAAGCACGGCAGGCGCAAATCCACCGATGCCGTTTGTTTCGATCACCACGCGCGGTATGTGCAGCCCTTTAATCGCCTCGCATATTTGCAAAACCTGCCCGCCAATAATTGTTTTGCCATCACCAGAAAACTCAGCAATGTCGCCTGTCAGCCGTATGGCTCTGTGCCAATATCTGCGACCGTTCACATCTTGTAGGACAACAGCAAGGCTGCTCGCGTCACTGTGTTTTTTACCTGATGACGGATCCCACCTGCACGACATCCCTGCAATTTGCATTTTTCCAAGCCACATGGATGCGCCGCCGTTAGCTTGACGCAGGACAGGCTCGGCTTCATAAGCGGGCATTCTGTCTGGGTCGAGGCGCGTTTCTGTCACAGGCTTCGCGTGTAGCTGATACTGACTATCCCATTCGTTCACCGTGCGCGTTTTTTTTCTGCGCTTTTCCAGCTCGGCGGCATTAAACCGTTCAGGCCATGCGCTTTCACCGTAGCAATCAACGAGCGTGCAGGACGGTGTGCTGAATTGCAGCAACACGGCCTTTTTCTTTATCACAACAAAATAATCCACCCCTGCTTTCAGCAGCTTTGCTTGCGCGCCGATACCGGAAAAAACAAAGCTCGGCACAAAAGGCAGCGCGTATTCCTTGGCTGATGCTTTTTCAATCCTGTGTTCATTTTCAAACATCCGTATAGTTAAGCAGTCTGCCCCTGATCGTTCGATCTCGTCATAAATACTGTCGTGCGTGTGCGGCGTGCCGACATAGAGCGTACGGCAGTTTGGCAATGCGATGTGCGTTTGCTCGCCAAGTCGGATACGCAACTTTTCCCGCGCCTCCGGCGTGGCTATGTTCTGCGGCACTTCTATATCATCGTTTTGTATTTCTGTGGCACGGTGCCCTGTCACTGTGGACATGATGCCGCGCGCCAGAATTGATCCATAGCGAACATCTTGTGAGCCGCTTACCCACCAGCGCTGCGTTTCGCCTCGCGCTTTTTTGGAGTCAACGCACAGCGGATGCAATTCCAGCACTCGCTCTGTTCCCCGCGAAACTTTGTAAGCATCAGGATCGGTACTGCCTTGATGCAATATCTGATGCTGCGGATTGCAAAACAAAAGCCACGCGTTATAAATATCAAGCATGGTCGACTTTGAAAACCCACGAAAGCAGCGAAGCACTGCAACATCGCCACGATGCTCCAACCAGTGACACGCTCGCACATGAATAGCAGGCACAGCCCATCCCATGCGCTCCGCCCAAATCAGAAAAAAAGCAAGAAAACTGATTTTAGTGTTTGACTCTGCCACCAGAAACAACCACGCCTACTTTATCTAGCAACTCAGATGCAGCGCGTTCAGCCGCCGCAATCTGCTTATCCATGTCGTTTTCTTTATACGGGTCACGACCAAGTGCGTCTTTTGTGTTAGCCATGAGCTTGTTCACATTCAGCGTGAGCACCAGCGTTGCCTGTGCGTTTTTTTTGCACCAATATCTGTTGCCGCGTGTCTCTTGATCCATGTCCGCTATTGACTGCCCGGCACCGTTCCATAGGCTTGGGTCAGCTTCATCAAGCAGCGCATCAAGCAAATCTTCTTCAATTTTTTCAAGCCGAGCTTTTTGATCGTCCCGCACGATTACTGCCCCATCGCTTTAGCAAAATCAGGCGCGCGGTCTGGCGCTGCATCTTCTGGATTCCACCAAAAATCCTGACCTGTATTGTTTCTGGTATTTCTGCGCACGCGCGCCAAGTAGCCAGGGTTCACCTGCTCAAGAATGTTGTTCCAAATTAAATGGTCAACCGCCGCACGCGTGTACCACAAATTATTGAGCGGGATATTTTGCTTGGCGACGCGCACCAAGCCAGAAGCAACATTGGTTTCTTTGTCGCTAGCAGCTTTGCCGATATTCCCGAGACTGACATCCATTAAATCAAGCGCCGTGCCGAAA